GCCCCTGTTCCAATTTCAACATTATTAGTCTTTCTTGTATCTGCTCCAAAACTGAAATTTGAACTATAATCACAATATCTTGTTAATTTTAATTCTCCACCAAAGATACCTTTTAATTTGCTTCTTCCTATTTTATCAGAATTCATTCCATTAGAAAGATATTCAGCTAAATCTACTATTTTACCATTGGTTAATTTTACTCGACTACCTCTCGGTGCTATTGCCATATCAAAACACCTCCTTTAAAATGTTATAATATATATATAAAGTTCTCTTCATAGTTAATTATACCGTTATTTTCAAGTTCTTTAAACTCTTTTACTATTTTTCTATAAGATTGTAAATCATTCTTACTTTGAAATATAAAATTCTCTACTTTCTGTAGTAATATATATATATTCCTATAGATTTTATTTTTATATAAATAATTTATCTTTTTTATACAATCTATTTTTTGTTGTTCTGTTAAATCTTTATCAATGTTTATATTTTTTATTAATTTAAAATGACTAAACATTTTATCTGCATTTTCCTTATAAAAACCAATATCTAAACTTTTATCATTTATTAGTTTTAAAGAAAAGGATTTAGCTAGGCTCAATAAATTAATATTAAGCCTATTTAATTCCTTATTTATATATTCTGGAGTAATCTTATTTTTCATCTAAGTTCTCCTCTATCTCTTCCCCTTCTTTTTCCTCTTTTTCCTCTTCCTCTGTTTCTAATAATTCAGCTGGGATTTTTTGTCCATTCTCTATATATTCTAATACTTTTAAAATTTCTATATTTCCGTATCTTAATAAATTATCAATTTTCTTTTCTTTATCTATTTTTTCTTTCTCTTCAACTACCTGTTTTTCTGTCCAATCTGGATGCATAATCTTAATCATAGTTTCTACTGAAGCACATTCAGCTAATTTAATCTTTTGTAAAGCTTCGCTTGTTGATTCAATATCATTACTAATACTATCATTAAATTCTACATTGATTTTTACATCTGATGATAATTCCTCTTTAAAAATCTTTCCTTGTAATAATAATAAATTCTCCATTAATCTTTGTAGAGGTATTTTCCATTCTCTTTCACTAAGGGCTTTTGTATCATAAGTTGCCTTTTCTCTTTTTGTTAAAGATTTACCACTCTCTGATTGTCCTTTTATATTTAATCCAAATGTTTGCGGACTAAATCCTACCATAGTTACTATTTGCTCTAATACTGTTGCATAAGCTACTTTAAACTCTTCAGCTCTTATCTTAGGTTGGAATAACTCTATTTTTAAATCAGTTGATATATCTCCTATTACTCTTACAAATAAACTATCATCAAAATTCCCAATTACATTGCCATCATCATCTACAGGTAATAATTGTTCTGGAATAGTTGCTTTAGCTTCTGATAACTTAATTTCATTTTTAAATGATGTTGAAATCAAATCTAATGTTTCAAATAATTGTGTCATACCTTGATAATCGCTTCTACCCTTTGAAGTTTGACTGAAAGCGTTTTTAAAATACACTGCTAAACATCTATCAATACCAGTTGATTTATCTGTTAGGCTTGAAGTTTGGTCTATTGTTTCTAAACTTACAGGAACTCCTACTTCTTTTTTATCTCCTTTATATAAATCATAGATAATCTTTCCATCATTAGTATAAGTTTCTCCTAATCTATAAATAATATTATTATCTTCATCATCAATATAAGTTTTAATAAAAGTTACTTCTTCTAAATATCCTTCGTAAAATTTACCAGTAGCATTATGTGTTTTTTCTATATAAGGAAATACACTGTCTTTTACTTTTTTATTCCAAGCTGGTTTGATAAATACAGAACCATAAGCCGAACACATTTCAGCTGAACTTAACAACTTAGAGCCTATATTTGTATCATCTATTAAATTTAACAATATTTCATAATCTTTTTCTTCTTTAGTTGTAAATTTAGGCATCTCCCCAAATAATAACAAACTTTTTTCCCTTGATATTTTATTTGCAATAGGTATATGTGTCATTTTTTTTAAATTACTTGTTTTCCCATAGAATAATTGCCCTACTGAATTAAAACCATCTGTACCTTTATTATCTAAATAAAATTGATTGATTTCATTTACATCAGAACTATACCAAGCGTCATACTCCATTAATTTTTTAAATTCCTTACTTTTTTTATATAATAAGTTTTCTTTTATTCTAGAATAAACTATTTTTTTTCTATTTTTTAAATTCATAAACCCTCCTTTTTATATTTTCGGTAATAGATTGATAAATTGATTTGCTCTTGTATATATAGCATATCTTAAGGCGTCCATTAAATGGTCTTTTACTTTTACTGGTTTATCTACTTCATCTTCTATTGCTTTTACATCCCATTTATAACCTAGCATTTCATCTATCGTCATTACACAGTGTGATAATACATATAACTTGTCTGAAGATATTAAAGAATCGACTAAAGCTATACCATCTAACACATCATTCTTTGCCTTTACTAATCCTCTTGTTGCTCCTATTCTCCTTATAGCTCTTTCTAAGGGCAACGCTGAAGGGTCTATAAAAGAATATCTAAAGCCACTATTTCTATTTGAAAAACTTCTATAATCCTTAGCATAGTCCATTGCTGTCTTTTGCGTTATTGATATTCCGTTTTTATCTTCTTCTCTTTGTGAATGATAAAATTCATCTAATACATATACATTCCCATCATCTCCAATACCTACTGATATAAATACCGTTGCATTTGATAATCCATAATCTATACCAATATATTTACTCATAATGGTTACTCCGTTAGGTAATTTATCTATAACATGATTTGTCTTGCTAAATCCTGCATAAATTAATCCATCTGCACTAACCCATTTACCCTCTATATATCTTTCTCTTCTAACACCACTAAAAGGTGATTTTAATCTTTTTATAGTTTCTGGAGTTAAAGAAGGATTATCTTCCATTAAGAAGTTTATTCTTAGTACATTATATGGTTGTTTTTCTAAAAATCTTTTATAAAACCAGTGTGAAGGACTGTCTGGATTACAACTAATCCAAGTTTTTGCTCCTTCTTCTGATAATCTCATCATTACTTGGTCTAAGAAACTCTCTTCACATATTACAGCCTCATCTATTAAAGCCCCACCTGCTGTTAATCCTTGAACTCTTTTCCAGGAATTACTTTTAGAACCTCCAAATACATTAAAGAAGTTTGTTTTACCCATTCCCTTTACCGTATATATCGCTGATTTCTCATTCCAATTTGTCTTAAATCCACTATGCTTTAATACACTATCTAACGGAGCTAATAAGTTTTCTGTTACTGATTGTTTGGTTTGTCCACCTATTATAAAAGATGTTTTATCAAAGTTTTCAAAAGCCCATAAAACAAAAGCTATACTCATAGCTAATGTTTTACCTGCTCTTACTGCTCCGTTTGCTATTATCATATCTTTGCCTTTAAATGTATCATCTTTCGTCCAAGTAAAGAATAAAGCCTGTTTTAATGAAAAATCCTGTAATACTATCGATTTTTCCGATAACTCTGCCATTTAAAACACCTCCATTTAATTTTACTCGTCTTTTTCTTCTCCAAGAATTATTCCGTTTTCTTTCATCTCTTCCGCACTCATTCTTGATTGTATCTCTATTGATTTCGATAATGAACTTATAGCACCCATTAAATTTGCATCTACATCATCATTTGATAATTCTCCGCTTAATCTTGCTTTCTCTAATTCTAATTTATCTCTTAATAAATCTAATTTTTGCTTCTCAATTTCCATCTCCTGTTGTTTTACTCCCATAAGGTAGTCTAACATCTGTTTCATTGCTTCTGTCTTGTTATACCCTTTAATCTTGATTTTTCCACTAATAGGGTCTTGCTGTATCTGTTCTATACCTTTTGTTAAATAAGTATTCGTATTTAAAGTTATTCTACCCATTGAATCGGTATCTATTACATCTTTAATGTCAAACTTAATTATTGCCTTTAAATCCTCAAGTATATCATCTGTTTTAAAATCATTATTATTATTTGATTTTTCCGCTCTTAAGAAATCAATATATATTTGTGTTTTCTTTTTTAAATTGCTCGCCATTACTGAAGCTGAATTTTTTGTACTAGGATTGTATCCAGATAAATAAACACATTCTCTAGGTGGTCTATTTTCTATTACATAATATTCAGCAAAATCTATCTCTTTCTTGCTTAATCCTTTTGTAGGATTTAATATTGTTGGTATTTTTTTAGACATATATAAAACCTCCTTTTATTTTTATAATTTTACCTCTATATATAATAATACAATTTTTTAGGCGTTTTTTAAACTTTTATATTAAATATTAATAAAACATTAATTAATTCTAGTATATTATTGTTTTCATAAACTAAAGTAGTTTTTAATTAAAAATAGGTTAATTGTTAAGAATACGGAATTGTTTTAAATATAAATAAAAAACCCTCAATGTTTTAATCGAGGATTTTCCGTTTTTATCTAATAAATTCTTCTAACCACATTTCACAAGCAATTTGTTGAAATAATGAAGATACTAATTTAATATTGCTTTTAATTTTAAAATAGCGGATATCATAATCTTGTTTTCTTAATAATGATGTAACTAAAAATATGTTTGTTCCTAGGAAAATAGTAGCTTCGTATTCATATTTAATAGGATTATTAGTACAATAATAATCTACTATAAACCTATTAACTGTGTCATTGTTTAGAACAGTATTATCTGTTTCATTTAATCTTTCTTTAAAATCTTTTAATATGATAAATTTCATTCTTTCAAAGCTTTCAGCTTCTTCTAATATGATGTTATTCCCTCTAACTTCACTCATTATATTAATTTTATTTTCTATATCTTTTAAGGTTTCATCATAAAGAATATTCGTGGTTTTTTTATCTGTCATTTTTGTTATCTCCTTTTTTATATTTATTTTAAGTTCTTTATATATTATATGTAATCTTTTTTTAAATTATTACTTTTTTTAAAATTATTTTTTAAATCAAATGCTAGCCTTTAGAAATAAATACTAGGAGGACGAGTTAAAAATATTTAGAATTTCAGTTAAAAATTAAACTCCTGTTTCATAGCTTATTCGTGCTCATATTATTTATTTCTAAAGGCTAGCACTATTATAAATTCAATTTAACAATTCCCATATAGTGTTTATAAATTCAAATATATAAAATCCCAAAAAATGCTGATTGGAATGACATTAAAGGGGCGAAAGTCACCAGAGGGTGTACCCCCTTTTTATACTACGACACGGGCGGGACATATTCCACCACATGGACAAAATCCCCCCAACTATACACCCTACCACCACCCCTGGACCTTTTCAGTCCCTCTTCATTTCCTCTTCATTTATTCAATATTTAACCTAAAAAAAACCCCCGATATTTTTCGGGGATTTTCTCGAGGATTTATTTAATATACTTTGTTAAGTTCATAGCTTCAGCTGTAAGATAGTATAGAATGGTTAATGCTTTTTCTGGGTCTTTAATATCCAAAATATCATAGCCGAATTCATCATTTGCTTCTTCTTGTATCTTGCTAAAGTAATGAATATTTTTCGCAATCTCTTCTCTTGCTTGATAAGTTCCGAAAATAACATAGTCATTGTTGTAGTTGTCATTGATAAAGTTTTCAACTGTTGTATCGTCATCTTCTTCAGGGTCTACATCTTCGATGTAATCTTTTAAACTATTTAGAATTGATACTTCGATTAGTTCCTTGCTCTCGTATGCTTTATATATACGGTTATCTTGCTCTGGTTCTACTCCTTGCAATCTGTTCAATAGTTCGTTCATGTATTCAGTTAATAAGTTTGTTTTTTTCATTGTTTGACCTCCCAGTCTAATAGTGTTGTAAATTCCCAAGGGTTAACCATTAACCCCTGGGGTTGTTGCTTTTAGTGTTTTTATAATTGTTTAATACTTCTACTAATAGCTTTATATTCTGCTAAACTTTCTTTTCTAATAAAACCATTTCTAGTATAAAT